GTTTCAACCGGATAGTCAATCGACCGAAGGCACCTGTCAAGCAGGTCATACCTGTTTAGGACGGGGATGATGATGACTGGCACCATTCCGACAACTCCTTCATGATTGGCTTCCAATGGCTCTCAAATACGGCATCAGCGTCATATTGGCTTGCAAAGTCCACAGCCTCCTGGCACACGCCTCTAGGAGCCTCGTAGGCCTGTATCAGGGCATCCACGATGGACGGTACCTGTGGGGTGCAGAACCATGACCGTTGATGACTATCCCAGAACGGCTGAATGTCCACAGCCCACCCAGCCCCAACCAACTCAGGCTGAGCCGTATAGTCAGAAACGATAACCCGTGTACCGCAAGCCTGAGCCTCGATAACAGGGATACCGAAACCTTCACCCATCGAGCAAGCCAACAACACATCTGAAGCGGTGTACAGCGCAGCCAACGCCTGCTGAGGGAAACCAGTCCGATAAGCGTAAGGGTCAACAATCTTGTACTGCTCAGGCTTCACACCACACGCATCAAGAAGATGAGCCAAGTTGATTCCACCCATCGCACCATCACGTTCAGTATGCAAATACAGCAAAGCATCAGGACGATCCTGAGCGAAGATAGCGAACGCCAGAATGTTCTCAGCAAAAGATTTGCGTGAAGGATTCTGACCTTTGTTCGCAGCATTCATCATCACAACAAACCTGTCCTCATCAACCTCCATAAGCTGACGACCTGTCATCTCACCACGACTATTAGCCAACTTCGGTGTCGGAGCAAAAACTTTTTCAAACGCATGAGGCGCATACATCGCATCAACACCAGCGTTCTGCAACATCTGCAAACCAAACTTAGACATCGCAATCGGTTTCACATTAGGACGCTTACACCAAGCAATCACTTCAGGCGGGCAAGGCGCATGGTCAATCGGAACCCAAGAAGCGATATTTGATACCTGATCCAACGATGGCGACTTCAACACCCACACATCAAACAACGTCATCAACATCGCTGGAATGTCACGATTGCCGTTAGCCCAATCCATCCAATGCGCAACAAGCACATCATCTGAATACGCTGACATCCCTCGTGGATAAAGTTTTATCCCATTCCAAATAGAAGCCATACCCTCAATGCCATACATCGCATGGATTGCTACTTCGTGTTTTTTGGTGAGCCTTTGGACGACTTGCGCTGTTTGGGTGCCGTAACCGGTTGGTGCGAATGGTGCGTTGGAATACCAGAGGATTCGTAGCGTGTCGGGATCGGCAAATCTGCCCGCTCTGGCAAGTGCGCTATTCCCCTTCGGAGCAATATCTCCGCTTCTAGGTCTGGTAACTCGACCATTGTGTTCTTGACGATTACGAGCATTTCCCACCGTTCTCTCCTTCGCAGGTCGCAGGGTATAAAAAGAAATGAGGGTAGGTCGCCCTGCGTGTTCGACCTACCCTCAAACTTACACCGATATTGCTATCGGTTGCACTACCTTCAACTAATTATGGTTGGAGGAGGTGCTTGATGTGTGATGTCTGTGGCAAGTTTCCATCAACACGGTATGTGCTGCGGAAGGTGACAAGACCCGTGTTGAATGCGAAGTCATCGCTGCGCTCCAACTTGATTCCACCAACCGTGCGTACATAGTACGAAGGTAGGTGACCAACAATGACGGACTTGGTTCCAGTTGCTACGTCGACCATTGAAGGGTTTTCGTAGATTGGCTTGCCAAGAAGCATGTCTGGTGATTCCATTGAAAGAGCTGGCTGGAATACATAATTTCCAGCTGTGTCCTTCAACTTGCGAACTGCACCAATTGACTTGCCGTTCATCATCCAGCCGACCCCTGGGAGGTTTCTGGCTGCGCCATCGAGGCTGTACAGCAAGTCAATCAAGTTGTCTGCGGTGAATGCGGTTGCGGTGCCTGCGGTACCACCAACAGCTGATGCTGTGACGATGCCCTTCGGCTGGTTGGTTCCTGAACCGACTGTCAAAGCCGAACCTACTGCGTAACCAAGAGCGTTACCAGTTTGTTCTGCCAAGAAGCCGAGGATGTCAACACCAGAGTCTTCGATCAATTCAGTTGTCAACTGGGTCAAGAATGAGTACTTGTAAGCACCCAAGGTAACGAACGAGTTGAACTGTGGATCGGATTCTGGGATTGCGGTTCCTTCACCTGGCAGAGTTGCTGTTGACCAGCTGAACTGCGAAGGGATTTGAAGGTTCTCGCCACCAGCGGTGTTCAAAATCGTTGCTACTTGCAAGATCGGTGCAACAAGGCGAGCCTGTGCAATTACTTGATTGTAGAACGAGGTTGGAACAGGTGCGCCTGCTGAACCCTTGGTGATGTCACGACGTTCAAATGTGTGCGAACGCTTTTCGCCCATAACAAGTGAACGGAGGAACGAAGCATCATCTGCAACTGGTGCAGCTGATTCTTGTGGACGTGCCTGTGAAGCGATGTCACGGGTTGCTGCATCGAGGCGCAGTTCACGAGCTTCGTCTTCACGAAGTTTTGCGATGGTCTGTCCACGCTCGTCCAGTTCCTTTGAGATTCGCTCATAGGTTTGGTTTTCTTCAGCTGAGAGGTCACGCTTTTCTGCGGTGGCTTTGTCCAAGATTGACTTGGCTTCTTCCCATGCACGATTGCGAATCTCAACCTGACGGTCAATATATTCTTTCATGATGTATTCCTTCTCCCGTTAGGGATAAATGTTGAGTGTTTTGGATACGCAGGAAATTAACTTAAACCTGGTACGGCTCCGTACACAGCAACATCGAAGGTGGCTCCACTCATTCGACGCAGTACTAAAAGAGTACTAGAAGTTCTTGATTAGTTCAAGATGCTTAGCCATCAGGCCAAGTGTCGCAGGTGGTGCAGTTGGTGTTGGTTCCAACTTTGCAACAGTTTCACGCAACAACGCACCCTGATCTGGTGACAAAGTTTTTCCAGATTCCAACACCAAAATTGCGTCAGCAAGTTTGTCAGCATCAACACCGGTACGGGTAGCCAACGCATCAAAACTGCGAACCTGTGCAGAAGTTGCCGAATACGCTGGGAAGCCTGTCACAACCGAAACCTCAAACAGTTTGATCTGACGCAACTCACGACTCATGCCATCTTCAGACCAACGGTCACCACCAGAAGGAACCGTAAAACCGAACGACATGGAAGTCACGTCACCACGCTTCATCAAAATTGATAGGTCTTTACCAACAGAAGTTTCAGGCAAATCAGCCGAAGCCAACAAGCCCTTCGAGTCTTCCTGCAAACGCAAAGTCTTAGCACGAGTCGTAGCCAACAACATTGACGAGTCATGATTCATGTACATTCGGATATTGTTTCGTGCCTTCAATGAACGTGCAAATGCACCAGGCGCAATAGTTTCAATAAACGGCAACGGCTCAGAAGGTGAGTTGAACACAGCTGCATAACCAGTAAACGACATACCGTCACCGGACTCGTTAGCCCGCAACTCAAAATCGGATACGGTAACTCTGCGTGTCTCTACCTGTTCAGTCATATGAGAAACATTACCAAAGTCCTGCTCGGCTTTGCGGTGGAACGCTGGTGCTTCACGCAAGGTTGGCATATCGCCAGACTTGATTCGCTTAGGGTCAAGGGTTTTGATACCTAAATCAAAATATGCTCGACGTGCAGCAGGATCATTATCTATCGCCAAAACAACAGTCTGTTCAGACAGAATGTCAGCAGCCTTATTGCCCTTGTATTCAGGGGTTGGAATGCTTAAATCTTCGTTGAACTCAATGTCATCATATTTGACTCCAGCATCAGCCAATTCGGCAACGGTCTTATCTTCCTCATCTTCACCACGACCAGTCACAATGTAGATAAAGAACTTCTCATAAAGAGCGTTCACATAGTCAATGTTTTTTTGAATACCTTCACCGCCAGCAAGAAGTGTCCCGTCAATGTCAACGATGACCACATCGGAAGCGTTCGCTGACCGTGATGATCCAGCCTCATCATCTTTGATGGCCTGTGCTTTACGAGCAAACCAAGTCATCGCAGGTTCAGGGTCAAGCGGGTCAATGCCCCAAAGGTAGAACGCCACAGCACCGGCACCAGGAAAAGCATCATCGTCAGCTTCAGAGTTCTGTGAAGCATCCAAATCAACAAGATGTCTCGCACCCCAAGCATTAGCCCGAATTACTTTATCTTCGCTGATATTCCCGTCAGCCATTAAACGTGCCTCACGAATAGTTCGCTCAACCAGCCCGTCACCACCTAAACCTTGAGCGTTATATTCCAAACCTTTAGCAGCAGCCGACTGGATGTAACTAGGCAATTTCAAATCAACTGCACGTTCGCCACCTGGCTCCATATCCTCATCTAAAGAAATTGCGACCATCTGATCTACAGCATCCTGCTTCGACTGGTGGCATCCCATGACTTCACCATCTTCTTTTTCCACAGCCCAACCAGCACAGTCGGGATTCTTATCAGAAATGAAATATGGCATTAGAACGGCTGCACAATCAAAGAACAAGTAAGCGAACTGCCAGCAATTCCAAAGAGCTGTTCGGTGGTATTCAAAACAAAATACAAAGTTGCTTCAGGATCAAGATGCAAACCAGTTGAAGTTGTAACAGCAGAACCACCCAAATAAACAATCGAGTTCGCCTGATGATCATTATTATGAATTGTCACCTTCACAGGATTGATAGGTGCATCAGCCAGCAACACAGGCGTTGTGTTCACCGTGTAAACATAAGAACTCAAAGTCATGTCACCTCATACCAAAAGCAGTAGTTCTGCTTCATCTTCCAGTATTGACCATGTTACAACGCCAACCGCAACAGAAGTCATAAACGATGATGATGATCCAGAAGCAGACACTCGACGAGGCAAGCGAGGCAAATCAATAACAACCTGCACAACCTCCTCAACCTTGGGTTGCTGAACAAGTTGAGGACGACGATACCAAGGATTACCACCTGGATACTGAGCTGGTGGTGGAGTCGGTGCCGGATCAACCGTCGCATCAGCAACAGCAACCATCCCACCAAGCGAAGCAGAAGCCGTGACAACACCAGACACGTTCGCATTCGCATTGGCAGACAACCCACCCAACACAGCCTGAGCCGAAACGACATTCAATACCGAAGCAGTAGCCGAACCAACACCTGCACCTAAACCAGCATCAGCCGAAACCCTATGTATGACCGTTGCACCAGCAGACCCAGCAACACCACCCAAAACCGCCTGAGCAGAAACAACATTCGACACCGACGCTGAGGCTGCACCAACCAACCCACCCAACACCGCCTCAGCCGTGACTCGATGAGACACCAACGCTGACGCTGCACTAGTCAACCCACCTAAACCAGCCGAAGCCGTGACAGTTGTGGTGAAGGTGAAACCGTCTAACTTGGCTATCGAATTAAGCGTTGAAGTGTTTAGAACAAATGCTGGACTGAAACCATCTAACCCGAAGTCAGCATTGTTGAGTTGTGACTGGTCAAGAATGAACCGTGAAACGGCCATTAGAAAACCTAACTAGCGACAGTCAAAGAAACAGTCAAAGCACCAGACGAAATTGTGTATGTGTCGCCAGCCGTATATGCGTTGCCTGTGATGGTTCCAGAGAACAAGAAGTTACCTGTGGTCAAGTTATCCCAAGCGGTGAAATGTGTTGCATCCTGTGAACCAGCGATGTTCGTCCACGTCACATCAGCATCAGAAGCCAACGCACCACCAGAAGCAGCACCAAACCCAACAGCCTTACGAGTTGTTTCAGTTGCAGCATTACTTGTGCCAGAAGCACCAGGGTCTCCAACATGAAGCTTCACATACGCTGTTGCCACCGAGAACGCTGTTGCATTACCCAAAGCATCTAACCAAGCGTTCGCAAGATAAGAAGAAATACCTGTTGCCATTAGTCCTCAGTCCTCTCAATGATATTCAAAATCCGACCATACTCATCCCGTTCAACGGTACGAATCGTCGGTTTAGATTCTGGAACATTCACACGCACAACGGTCTCAGGAATGTTGATGATCGGCGCAGGAATGTTGATCGCTGGAGGCGTATAGTTCATCACCGTTTGAGGCAACGTAATATCCATGTTCTGCGACTTCACCTCATAAGCAGACTTAGGGTCTTCAGGTGCGACAGTAGAAATCTGTTGCAACTGGCTCGAAGGCAAACCTGTATGACTAATCGCAGGCAACCCAACCGTAGACAAAACCTCAGCCGGATCAAACCCAGCAAGAATCAACCGTTGCGCAATCTCAGCCTTCGACTGCATCTCAGCCAAGTTCGCAGCATTCACATCCACGTTGGCAAGCGAAACTCTATAACCATCGCCACCCTCAACAGGAGCCATATCCTCAAGACGATGAACATCGTTGATTGACAAGAAACCTGATTGAAGGCCTGTTGAGAACGCTGTGTATCGTGAAGCCTGATCGCCACGAAGCAGACCGTCCACATTGAACTTCATGAACGCACGACCAGCAAGCAGACGTGAATAGCTTTCCTCAATTTTCTCTATGTACGGACGCAACGTGTGCGTCACATACTGGATGCCGTTCTGTTCAACTGAGGCATACGACATCGCACCAGGCGTAGTCACACCAAGCATTGATGGAGGCACACGAAAGATACGGGCAATCTCCTCAACAGCGAAACGACGGGACTCTAGGAACTGTGCAGAATCATTGTCAACAGTTGTTTTCGTGAACTTCGCCCCACCGAACAACACACCAGGACGATGCGACCTGCGCAAACCCTTATGGCCTTCCTCAAACCCTGACACCAAATCCTTAGCTTGCTCACGGGTCAGGTTGCCAGGGAACTCGATGATGCCTGAAGCTGATGAACCTTGACCGAAGAATCGTGCAGCGAACTCTTCTAACGCTTTAGCGAGACCTAAGTTTTCTTTGATGAGTTCTATGCGGGAGCGTCCACGCAAATCACCAGGCAAACGAAGTTCGGTGATATGAATCATGTTGTCAGCTGTGATTACATCACGACCCTCATAAATGTAAATCGGACGACGAGTCTCACGGTCACGACTGCATTCAACACGCTCAGGATTCAAAACAACCAAACCTGCGATACCTTGATCGTCACGCAAGATACGAGTGAACGAGTTGCCGTTCAACATCAACGAAACCAACACCTGCTGGAAATGTTCGATGCGGGTCACACCTGATTCGGGGTTATCCAACCATTCTGGTCGTGGACGGAACGGACGACGAGTCCCATCAAGGCGAAGGAATGTGTCTACAGGTAGCGTTGAAATTGAATCCGAAATCATGCGCACACACGCATAGACCGCTTCAATTTTTAGTGAGTCTTGTTGCGTGACTGTTGTGCCTGATGCGGTAGTGAAACTAAACGTGTCACCAGAAGCAAACAAGTTCTGAAACGAAACCGCCCGTTCCTCGTTGCCATTACCTAACAGTCTTGACAACATTTACTTACCTTTCCGACCACGCTCATAAGCAGCCGTAAACAATAGAACTGACAGGCCGACAAAAATCAGCCCTAATGGAATTGCTATCAAGAATAGTCCATAAGCGATGAGCAGGATTGAGAAAAGTTCTAGCAGGAAAATAGGCATGACTCTAGACTACAAAGAAACCAGGCACAGGTGGCGGGTCTTCACGTCGAGTCGCACGATCCACAGCCATAGCCAACGCAATCGCAGCGTCAATCTTGCGACGAGACTTACCCTTAGACAAACGAAGACCAGCATCGGTCTGACGTGGCACAGCAGACAACACCTGATCGGTGAACATCGGATCGCCATCATGAGCCAACTGCTGATTCACAATGCACTCATACAGCGTTCCGATTGCCGGAACCATACGCTGTGCAGATTGAGGGAACTCCACCATCGGCAACCCATCATCAGCCAAAGCCTCAGCTGAACGCTGGAAGAACGCAGGGTCATAAGCAAACTCACGGACATTGAAGTCATGATGTAGGTCACGAAGATATTGCTCTACTGCTGCGATGTCTGTCATCGTCCCATCAGGAATCCAAATCTTTGCACGAACTACCAGACGATGAGCTTGAGGTTGGCATAACACCACAGCAATCGAGTCATGCTTCAACGCCATGTCAATTCCCACAAACATCGGCAAGTCTGGGTCAACCTGTAGTTCTGATTGGCATTGTTCCCAACCGCCAGCTGGTAACCAGGTTGAATCTTGATCCTGCCTGACCCATTGGTTCAGACGGTAACGCCTGAACGGAATCTCAGCCGTTTGATTCATGCTGACCTCCATGTCTTCTAAGTCCAGCAAACCTTCAGCCAAGTTCGGGTTGGCTCGCTCCCAAGCATCTCGGTCATGAACCGTGCAACCTTCCGGTGCTTCCCACCACCAGAAACCAAACCGCTCGTCAACCTTCTGACCAGAAATAACTTGCTTGCCATAGTTGTACAAGAAACCACAAATCGTGTCCAAGTCAAACCCAGCCGTAGTGATCGCCATAATCTGTGGGTCTCTTCTCGCACCCGAACCCAACGTAAGCGCATCAAACAATTCTGAGTCACGCTGTACGT